TTTATTAAATCCCATCGGAAAATATTCATGGGGAAGATTGTCCAGTGGAACAAGATCTACAAATCCAATATCGATAGGAGTATCTGGAAACATTGTTTCCGGTCTCTCAACATATCCAACAGTTCAAAGGAGAGGTTTTGGGTTTAGAAAAACTGGAGCACTTCCTAAGATTGTCTTATAAATATCTAAAAAACAATCAATATGGCTGCATTCGTAACAGATCAATTTAGAATATTGAATGCTGGTTCCTTTGTAGAGTCTATCAGTAATAATTCTTATTATGCATTTTTAGGACTATCAAATCCAACTGCGACTGGATTTGGCAGAGCTGATAATTGGAATACTAGTTCAGCAAATAATCCAGTAGACAATTTTCAATATTTGTCTCATTATAGAGATACAAGTCTTTTTGGTAAAAAAATACCTACAAATAATGCCAGAAGAGTCATAAGAAAGGTTGAATGGATTTCAGGAAATCCCTATGATATGTATAGACATGATTATAGGCAAGGAAATTCATCTCCAGTCAGTAAAACAGTCAGATTGTATGATGCAAATTATTATGTAATAACAAGTGAATTTAAAGTTTATATTTGCATTGATAATGGTTCTTCCGGATTAAATCCAACTGTAACAGCATCTTCACTTGAGCCAAATCACACTGATCCAGATCCAGTTACATATTCTGATGGATATAGATGGAAGTATTTGTTTAAGATTTCTCCATCAGATGTGATTAAATTTGATTCTACTGAGTATATTGTAATCCCAAATAATTGGGCAACAACTACAGATTCTGAAATTGAAATAATAAGAGATGGTGGTAATTCTGAAAGTAATAATAATCAAATAAAAAAAGTATACATTGAAAATGGAGGATCTGGATATAGTGACCAAACTGCGGATATTTTAGGTGATGGTGAGGGTGGACAAGTTTCTATAGTAACGACAAATGGTGTTATAACTGATGTTGTTGTAACTCAAGGTGGAAAGGGATATACTTATGGTATTATTGATCTACCTAATACATCAACTGCAGCAAAATTAATCCCAATTATTCCTCCATCAAAGGGACATGGGTACGATATCTATCAAGAATTAGGTGCAGATAAAGTGCTCATTTATGCAAGATTTGATGATTCTACTAAAGATTTTCCAATAGATACAAAATTTTCACAAGTCGGAATTATAAAAAATCCAGAAACATTTTCAGAAACAAATGTATCGACAGGAATAACTTTTACGGGAAGTACTTTTTCATCATTATACTCTATCGCATTAACGGAATCTAGAGATGTGGAAATTGGAGAAGAAATAGAACAGATTCAAAATAATAACATTGTTGCTAAAGGATACGTTGCTTCTTTTGATAAAGAAACTAAAATTCTTAAGTATTATCAAGATAGATCATTGTGCTTTGGTAATAAAAATGACCAAACAGAAAGTCTTGATACTAAAAATATTGCGAAATTTGTTAATGACGAAGAAATATCTTTCAAATCTTCTGGAGGATCTAATGGTGTAGTCGATACTACTATAAACAACACTAGTGTTATTGTTATCAATTCAAAGCAGATTAATTTGGGAGTCACATTTACAAATGGACTTGCAAATCCAGAGATAAATAAAAAGACAGGGGATATAATTTATATTGATAATAGACCCGTTGTTCAGAGAGACTCTAGACAAAAAGAAGACGTTAAAATCATTCTGGAATTCTAAAAAAGATGGCACAAAAAACCGACTTAAATATCAGTCCTTATTATGACGATTTTGATAAGGATAAAAACTTTTATAAGGTTTTATTTAAACCAGGATATCCAGTTCAAGCTAGAGAACTGACAACTCTACAGTCTATTTTACAAAATCAAGTAGAGACTTTTGGAAGTAATATATTTAAAGAAGGTTCCATGGTCCTTCCAGGATCTGTAACTTTTGATAACGATTATTCTGCAGTTAAGTTAAATTCATTAAATCTTGGGGTAGATATTTCAATCTACATTAAGAATTTTATTGGGACAACTATAACAGGAAGATCGTCAGGAGTTAGTGCTACAATTAAAAATGTTGCATTAACAACTGACAGTGACTTAGTAGAATATGTCACAATTTATGTAAAATATTCAGCAGCAGGAAATGATTCGGAGACAATATCTTTCCAAGATGGAGAACAGTTAATTGCATCTCAAAATGTAGTATATGGAAACACTACCATTACTGCAGGAACTCCATTTGCTTCTTTGATAGAATTGAATGCAACATCTACAGGATCTGCAGCTTCTATTGATGATGGAGTTTATTTTGTAAGGGGAAACTTCGTAAATGTTTCTAAGCAGACTCTTATATTAGATTATTATACAAACAATCCATCATACAGAGTTGGTTTAAAAATATCAGAAACTATTGTTAATGCAAAAGATGATGAATCATTATATGATAATGCAAAAGGATTTACCAATTTTGCTGCACCAGGAGCTGATAGATTTAAAATAGATTTAACTCTAATAAAAAAATCAATATCTGATTTTAATGATACTGATTTTATAGAAATTCTTAGAGTTGATGATGGAAAAATTAAAAAAATCGTCAACAAATCGATTTACAACTTAATAAGAGATTATATTGCAGAAAGAACTTTTGATGAATCTGGACACTATACTGTTGATGAATTTAGATTAAATATTGCAAATTCTTTAAATGATAGAGTCGATAATGATGGTATATTTTTAGAGAATGAGACTACAGAGCAAGGAAATATACCATCAGACGATTTGATGTGCGTTCAGGTATCTCCCGGAAAGGCATATGTTGCCGGATATGATGTTAAGTTGGATGCAACAGCAACAATTGACGTAGAAAAACCAAGAGACACCCAAAATGTTTCAAATATCAATGTTCCTTTTGAGATGGGTCATCTTCTGAGGGTCAATAATGTTGCAGGGGCACCAGAAGAAAATGCAACTATTGAGTTAAAAAGTCAATTTAAAGGTGATACTCCACAAACCATAGGACAAGCAAGAGTATATACTTTTAATTTAACTGATGCTGCATATTCTGGTGCAACAACTCAATGGGACCTATATCTATACGATATTCAGACATACACCAACTTAATATTTAATAGAAGTGTAACTGGTACAGAAATTCCTCAAACTTCTTTCATAAGAGGAAAAAGTAGTGGTGCAAGTGGATATGCAGTTGTTGCAGGAAGTGGATCGTCTTTAAATATCTATCAAACATCAGGAACTTTTGTTGCTGATGAGCAAGTAGCAATTAATGGTGTTGATGCTGCATTGAGTATTAAAGAGTTTACTGTTTATGGAATTAGGGATATCAAATCCGTTTCTCAAACTGGACTAGTTTCAACCCCATTTACTGCAGATACTATTCTGAATAGAAAGGAAGTCGAAGGAATTTCACAAGTCAGTATTGCCGGTACTACTTTAACAAGTCCAGGAAAACTTTTTACTGGCATTAACGTTGGAGATATTATTAGATATCAAGATGGGAGTGATTTAAGATATAATAGAGTTTCTTCTGTTGATGGAAATTTAACTTCAATAACGGTTTCGGGAATAAACACTGTATCTGGAGTTTTTGAGGGTGGTATTGGGTCAAATGGAACTTACAATATTGAACTTGCAGTTCCAGAATTGAGAAATAGTGAGAATGCATTTTTATATGCAAATCTTCCAGATTTCAACATTTCTTCAGTCAATCTTTCAGATTCTCAACTGTCTGTAACAAGACAAATCACACCTTTAACTATTTCTGGAAATTCAGTAACATTTAATTTATCCAATGTAACTGGAATTACTAGTGCATCATTTGAAGCATTTGATCAAGAAAGATATTCTGTACATTATAATGGTGGTGGAATTGGAACAATTACATCCGATTCTTTCTTCTTAAGTGGAAATGATGTAACTATTACTGGATTGGATAATGGTAGCGATGTCGTTGTAAATGCAACTCTCAAAAAGAATGGTATTCAGAGTAAAATTAAAGAATATACAAGAAGTGCATTAAATATTGTAAATCTTTCTACTCTTGCTCGTTCT